CCATGACGTTAGCTTTATTCAATTGCTTTTCAATGTCGTCTTGTTGCTGTTGTTTACTCTTACCAGTTAATCTGGCCAGACTATCCATTTCATCTGCTAATTGAATAGTAGACTGAAGTGCCATGTCACGAGATGCCTTGTCTTGCATAGTACCAGCTCTCATGTTCATAGTAGAAAGTCTAGTTACATCTGCAAAATCTTGCTGACTCATGCCAGCATCTTTTAATACTTGTACAGTTTGATCATTACTATTTTGAATGTCAGCAGTAAAATTTAAAAATGCTTTAGCGCCTTTATCCATGCCCATGCCCATGCCGCTAATTTGCGTTGAGCTCTTCTCGAGCATTTTACTCCAACTATCAAGATTTAATCTAGCACCAAAAATAGCATCACGAGCTTCGCCCATGTTACCGCCAAAGGTAACACCCATCTTGCCAGTTTGTTGTAAGTTAGCCGCAGTATCTGTAGCAATACCAGACATAGTAGTAAAGGCTTTACCTAACGTACCACCGGCAACTGGAATAACACCACCAATAGTGTCTCCCATTAGATTTACAGCATCTTTAACTTTGAATGTGCCATTGGTCAACTGACCCATAGCATCAATGCCTTTATTAACTACGCCAGCAGTGTCTGGACCGCCGCTAGAAGACTTAGCCGCAGAATTTCCACCGCTTGATCCGGCAGAAGATTTTCTATAACCTTCCATCAGCGTATTAAATTCTTCTTGATCCATTATTTTTTCCTAGAAATATGCGCATATAAATACTACATATTATATTTATCTGGAGTAAAATATGCCCCAAAATCCCTTACAACAATATTTTAGACAACCTAAAATCTTTGTTAAATTGCCTAGCCAAGGTGTTTATAACCAGCCAGGTGCAATAACAGGCGATGTAAACAATATGCCAGTATTTGGTATGACTGGCATGGACGAAATTCTAATGAGGACTCCAGATGCGTTACTATCCGGAGAAAGTAGCGTTAAAATTGTACAAAGCTGTTGCCCCGGTATTAAAGATGCCTGGGACATGTCTATATTAGATTCGGACATGATGTTTACAGCTATTAGAATTGCTACTTACGGCAATTTAATTGATGTTACACACAAATGCGAACACTGCTCTGCAGAAAATGACTATGAATTAGACATTACTAAATTTATAGAACATTTTAGCAAATGTGTATACGATAACAAATTAGTATTAACAGACTTGGTCATTCACACACGCCCGTTAACTTATCGTCAAAGCAATGATATGAATTTGAAAAACTTTCAACTTAGACAAAAGTTAAGTCAAGTCGAAGGCATAACAGATGACGAACAGCGCAAACGTGTATTCGAAGAAATTGCTATCGAGCTTGGTAGCATACAAAATGAAATTGTGTTAATGACTATTGAATCTGTAGAAGTAGGTAAAACAAATGTAACAGAACGTAGTTACATTGCAGAATGGTTAGTTAACTGCGATAGAGATATTTTTAGTAAAATCAAAGATCACATAGACACTAACAAAGAAAAATGGACATTGCCTACATTTCCTGTAGAATGTGCAGAATGTCATCAAGCAACCAATCTTAATATTTCTATGGATCAATCGAATTTTTTCGTTCGAGCCTAATCGGATTACCAGCCTCAGAAATTGAAGAAAAACTGGTTAGGCTTGATAAGGAAGTAACACAATTCAAAACAGAACTAGCAAGAATAAGTTGGTACATGAGAGGTGGTGTCAGCTATAATGATTTAATGGATCGTTATAGTCATGATGACCGTGTAGTTATGCAGGCCATTATAGCCGACAACATGGAAACTACTAAAAATACCGGAATGCCGTTACTTTAATTTTTATATCTACGCTGTCCAGTGACAGAGTTATATTCTTTAGTAGGATCTCCGGGAAGATCTAACCATTGTCCAACACCTGATGCAGTCATAGTTGGATCACTACCGCTTCTTGTTGGATCTCCGGGCTGTGTAGCTGGAGTAGTAGCTGGTTGACTAGTGGAGTCAACAGCAGTATTTGTTTTAGCATCGGACTGCTTGGTAGGTTCGTCTACTTGCATGCCCATTTGTTTCTTGATAACATTAGAAATGTTAACACCAGCTGTACCAATTACTTGGTCAACAGTTCCTTCTAATCCCCAAAATTTTAGTATAGGACCAATAACAGGAATACTTGTTAGGTCGTATAGTGCGGCACCTACTAGATATTTGTTACCTGATGTAGCTAGCCAAGTTAAAAATGCGGCACTAGCAACTTTGTCTAAAGTGTATAATGGTTTAACTAGCGTACCTAGTAATGGAACTTTAGTAAAGAATTTTAGTAAACCCATTTTACCAGCTAGAATACTAGTGCTGGCCAAGTCAGCACCAAGAGATACAATTAGTATGCTCATTTCTTTTTGATGCACATAATCAAAATTGTCTTTAGTCCATTCACCTGACTCTAACTTGTCGTGTGCTTGGCTCATGGTGGTAAAATATCTATACAAAGGACGAATAGCGCCAGCAGTAAATCCAAATACTAATAATGCATCTACAGCCAAGCCTGCTAGTTTTGTAGCTTTACCGGCTAGTTTACCAATAGCACCTGCGCTTTTGGTCAAGGCATTCGCTCCCTTAACAGCACTTGCGGCAATTCCACTACGATTCTTAGCGGCTGCTCTAACTACTTGTTTAGAACCTGTCTTAAATAGTTTTCCAAAAGCACTAGCAACAGGAGCAGGAACTCCTAACTCATTTATTGTTGTAGTTTCTTTAGAGATTACTTCGTAAACTTTCATATCTATCCTTAGTGATGTATTTATTCGGGTTTAAAGAAGAACTACGTTCTTCTGTTCTTCGCTTACAGCTCGAACTTATTTGTTTTTTTTAAGAACTATTATAAACGCGAAGCGTTAAGATATTATCTAGATTGTTCAGTCACACTTTGCCCTGGCGGGCAAAATGAGGACATTATCTGAGTTGAACAATATCACCCTTACGTTTAAGCATTACAGAGGCGGTCATCCGGTACCTCGAGCTTAGTCTTTATATGACGGCAGTCTTTACAACAACGTAAAACGCTGTAAAAACCCGTAGTTTTTCTCTACTCTTTTAGCCTTATTCTCCTACTTACACATTAAACCAGTTATAGGCATATCTGATCATCGTCCGGTTAAGGATAGTAATGTATAACTCTGTCACCAAGCAGAACTACCTTACCGCCACACATCAGAGCGGATTTTGGGCACAATATTAACGCCTGTGCGGGCTTATTTGGTGATTAAACGGCCTGTTTTATTAAGACTTGAGTATATGTGAACCATGTACACGCACTTGAATATGGCCATTATAATAGTCATTTGATTCAAGAACTCTGCGTGAAAATTGTTCACGTGCTTCTATATACGAGCATTCTGCCTTTGATTTGCAATAGAAAAGTATTTCTCTACGGAAGTTTTCTGTACCTAACTGCGTAATATCCTTGGTTAATTCTGGGCTAGAACCATAATAGTCACGCCAGTCTGAATCAATTTTACTACGGATTTTCTTCTTTTTCTTAGTGCCGTTTTTAAGTTTTACTGTTTTGTAAGTAGTTTTGGAGAATTTAGCTAATTTTTTGCCTATGTACATGCGCCCTGTAATTGTGTTTGTTATGATATAAACAAACCCAACACAATCTTCGGGCAATTCTTCTATTAAATTATTTTCATAGTACCAGGACATTAACTATGTAGTTTATTTGTCCTCAGTACCACCTGCCTTTTGGTTTGCCTTACGAGCTGCCTTGTCTTTATCCAGCCAAACACGATATTGTTGTACGTGTTCTCTGCGTTCTTTAGCAATGATGCGAATCTGCGCTAGCCAGTAACGCATGTGTTCGCCTGCTCTACGTGTGCCTTTTGCCTGCCAATCTTGATTTGCCTTGAAATATTCCTTAAAAGCCGCCATGAGTCGTTCGTGCGACTCTTCGTTTTGATACGGTGACGGCTCTACATGCTTGCTCATTACTCTGTAACTTCTAAATCTGTGGCATAACTGGTGTAGCCATTTTCTTTAACAACTTTTAATACGTTGTTTACACGACCAATCAGTTCGTCTTTGTGCGAAATTAAGAAAATATTCTTCTTGCGTTCCCGGGCCATTTTCTTAAGTACCGCTAAGGCACCTTCTACACCGGCAGCATCCAAGCCGTTGTCGATAAGTTCATCAACAAACAACAAGTTGACCTGCTGATATAGACTTTCCCATACATCACGGAAACTCCATGACAAGCCAAGAATTAGTCTATTTCGTTCGCCTCGACTTAGATTATCAAAGTCTAAGTCTTGCCCTAGCTGTGTGATCAAAACACTTAAATCATTTTGGAACATAACAGTATGAGGTAACCCCATCTTGTCCAAGTAATAGGTTAATCTGTTGTTTAAATACGCTAGGTTTTGATCTATGATCTTTTTGCGAATAAATGAATCCTTGCTGGTCAACAACTTGAGCAAAAACTCCTGATGATCCTTAAGAGTGTTAAGTTCGTTGACACGATCCCAGCTGATTTCTTGAATAGCTGTGTCAGTTAATTCATCAATTTGCTCTTGATAAGGATCTACTTCCCCAGCTTTAACAGTTAGTTGTGTTTCCAAGGTAGTTAGATTATTTTGATGTTTTAATGCCTGTTCTACAGTATCATAGTAAGTATTGGGCCTTGCAGTTACTTCGCCTATTTCTTCTAATTCTTTAACAATTTTTTCAAGATCTTTAGTAACCTTGTCAAAATACTTTCGGGCTTCATCCAGGTGACCCTGTGCGATAGCAGTCATTTCTTCATGCTTGTGATCATGCAATTCTTGTTCACATGCGTGACAGGTCTTGTTAGCCAGCTTGGCGAGCTCGCCGTCATACTTTGTGACGCTTCGCTCCGCTTGCGCTATCGCGCTTTCTAACGTAGCCCGCTCCTTATTTAGGCTTTTCAGCTTCGCTGATTTCTCATCATAAGCCTTGAGCTCTGCATGTTTAGCAAGTTCAGCTTCGATATCTACACCCTCTAATTCTACAATAGCCCGCCCAGTTTTTTCTAAGTCTTGGGTATGTTGATTATTCCAAGCACTTTGTCTTGTTAATAAATTATCGATACTTTTCTGAATATTTTCATTACTTTTCTTGGCAGCTTCGATACTTGCACTTTCTTGTATGATAGCATCTTTAGTAGATTTAATTATCTCTTTAAGACCTTCTGCCTTTTCACTTAGTAATGTTATACCCAGTAATTGTTCGATGATTACACGCTGGTCATTAGCTCGCATACTTAGAAATGGTTCTGTATATGTGTTGAGTGCTACAATATGTTTAAACATATCGTGACTCATACCTAACAAATCGTCTAAGTCTTTTTGTGTTTCTCGCATGTCGCCTTGGGCGTCATCCGTTTCATCAGTTTCTTGCGCTTGGTCGTTTACAAAGAATTGCAAAATAGTAGGTTTACGTCCACGTTCAATGCGATATTCTGTTCCGTCTTTTTCAAACGATAACGTAACTAACATATTTTTATTGTTAATCTTGTTAATAAGATTATCTTTTTTAATGTTAGTAAGTGCGTTACCAAACAAAGCAAAACTTAGTGCATTTACAATGGTTGTTTTACCTGTACCGTTACGACTTCCGCTGTCATCTCCACCTTGATCTAGATTTTCACCTAGAACAAGTGTTAAGTTTTCTTGTGCAAAGTTTACAGCTTGAGTTTGATTGCCCACGCTCATGAAATTTTTTACCGTTAATTCTTTAAGTTTTATGCTCATAGGCTATTATAAATTGACAATAAAATGTTTTTGTCGTAAGTATCACTTTCAATGTTGATAATTTGACTACTAACAATTTGATCTACACTTTCAAAAGATTGTATATCAATACTTGTATTAATTTCTACTTCTTTTTTCTCTGTAATTAAAGTTAATTCACGGATGTCGTAATCTGTAATAAATTTTTCTTTAATAAAACTAGCTTCTTCGTAAGTAATATCGATATCTAGTGTAACACGTAAATGCTGTTTAGGCTTAATAATTTTATCTGCGTCGTCGATTAACTGACTTAATTTTACAGTACGGAATGTAGGTTGGTCAGGCCAACTGTGATATTCGGGTTCGCCTCCCCATTCAAGTATCATCATACCGCGGTCGTCATCCCATGCATCTGCATAGTTGTGCGGAAATGCGTTACCGATATACACCATATTTTTTTGTTGTTGACGTTTGTGAAAGTGTCCACTAAATCCTAGTTCATAATTGTTAAACTGATCTAATTTAATTTCACCGTGATCGGGCATTTGTATCATAGCGTTCATAAAGAAGCTAGGCAATTCAAAGTGACCAAATATATATTTGCCACCCTTCTTACCTACTGATCGCCATTCGTCTCCCACGAGCCACGGGCACAAAGTGACGTCCCCAATAGTAGTAGGCTCGTGTACAACAGTAATCCCTGGAATATACTTGCCAAACTCGACAGAATGAATATCCCGCTTGTCTTTGTAATATAAGTCATGATTACCAGGAAAAAAATAAAATTGCTCAAAGCTCTGACCAAGTTTTTCCAAGGCCCTAAGGCTATAGTCCATAGTAGTGATGTTAAGACTATTGCGATTGTGATGCCAGTCCCCCATAAATATTCCAGTATCACACCCTTCCTCCTTTGCCCTGGCAATATACCAATCTACAAAATCTTCACAGTCCTGGTTGTGGACAGAACTGTTAGATTTTAAACCAAAATGTATATCTGTAAAACAGGCTACTTTTTTAAACAAATTTGTCATTCATGGTCCTCATTGTACCGCTTGACTGCGGCCGCATGTTCTCCAGCACCAGTTCTACTGTAGCTAGGATTCATGCCGTTGATTTCTAAAATATCATCACGTATGTTTTGATTGCGTTTTTCAATATTAATAACACGAACAAAACTATTAGTTACAGCCGCAGTAAAATAAGCAAACGGATTGTCTGATTTACTTTCATCAAATTGTAAACCGATTTGTGTCAACTGCAAAATAGCTTGTCCCTTCATTTCGTCATTGTATGTGTACCCGCGAACGTTACCGCGAGTTGCGTACCTCTCACATAATTTTAACATCATCCGTGCTAAAGTGTTAGTTATTTGGCCAGCATCTTTGTCGAAATGTCCTTTTTCTAAACTGCCCTTCCAATGGCTTTTACCTACGCATACTAGTTCATCGTTATCATTAAATTTCCAATGTTGGAATGGTGGAAAATTTACTTTATCCCTGTGATCTGCTAAACTTTTTGGATTCTTTTTACGGGTATTGTTTAATGGAATATGATCAAATGTCATAATTCTAAAAACTAAATCTGTCTTTGGAATTTTTTTGTAATCAATTTCACAATCTGCTTGTTTAATCTTTTCTCCTGCCTTTTTACGAGTTGCGTAATCTGCATCTCCTATCCGCTTTGCACGGTTACGTTTGGCTTCTGCAACGGTCCTAATATTGATTTTATCCACACTAGGTAAAATTATGTCATATTGGTGATATTCTGGTTTTTCAAATACGCAATATGAGCTTTTTGAACGGTGTATTTCTAACAACATATCCTTGTTGTTTAGGTAGTTAACTTTTGCTGTCATCCTTTAGAGTCCTCTGATAGGTTAATTATAAACTACGTAGTTAATAAAGTCAAATAAATAATATACCAAAAAGGAATATTTACTATGGCTTTAGGCGATAACTTAATACAGACAATAGGCGCATCATCGAACCTGATTAATGCAGGTGCAAGTGCGTTTAGTACTGCTACAAATCTTTCTAGTGCCATATCAGCTGGGTATAACGCTGATGGCATTATGGGTGCAATTCGAAGTGTTGACTTGCCCGCGGCCGGTGAAGCTATTGGCGATATCATGGGTGCAGTAGCCAGCTTTGGTGGCGATGCTAATGCAAATGATTGGCGTGTCAGAATGAGCCTCCCTAAGTGGACTAGTTTTAGAACCAGCCCTGTTTTTAAACCATTAAAAGATGCTGGTGGGTTAATTTTTCCATATACTCCGCAAATTACTATGACTAGTAAAGCGACTTATACAAACATTAATACCATACATAACAATTATATGTTTAGAGCTTATCAAAATAGCGATGCTGGCGAAATTCAAATTGTAGCGCCTATGAACGTTGAAGATTCGACACAGGCGTTGTATTGGATTGCGGCAGTTCATTATTTAAGAAGTTTAACCAAAATGTTCAGCGGAAATGATCCTAAGGCTGGCAATCCTCCTCCTATTGTATTTTTAAATGGTTACGGAAATTATGTGTTTAAAAACGTACCAGTTGTTGTGACTAGTTTTACTACAACATTAGATGAGAAGTGTGATTATATTGGTTGTAATGTTGTAGGTAGTGCTGCCGGAGCAGTGGAAGGTGTTGCAGATAGCATTGGTGGTTTAGCAGGTTCTATCGGCGGCGCATTAGGCGGAGCCGTTCCTGGGCTGAGTGATGTGACAGGAGCAATAAGTAGTGTAGCAGGCGGAGTTGGACAAGTTGCAGGCCTTTTAGGAAGTTTTGGACTTGGTGGAACAACTAGCGGTGGCACTGCTCACGTTCCTACAAAGAGTTCATTCCAAGTTACATTACAACCTGTTTACAGTAGAAATAGTGTTAAGAACTTTAGTCTTGATAGATTTGTCGGCGGCGGTTACCTTAACAATTCATTTGGATACATTTAAAAATGTCAGCAACTTATAAAAATACAAGTCCGTGGTTTGTTACTCCAGTTAAGAATAATTACCTAGACGTATTAACTATACGTCCAGTGCCAGCAGACGCCGACGATTTTTTATATACGCTACAACCACAATACAGTTATAGACCTGATTTGTTAGCATTTGACTTATATGGTGATGTTAATCTGTGGTGGGTATTCATGCAACGTAATCTTGATGTAATTCAAGATCCTATTTTAGATTTTGTTCCAGGAACACAAATTTACATACCAAAAGGCAGCGGATTAACTACATTGTTAGGATTATAAGATGAGTTTAGATAGTCTTCCAGGTGTTATTGATTCTGCAACTGCTAGTGTAACTGCTGGAGCCCAAGCAGTTGGTAGTGCAGTCACATCTATAGCAGATTCTGCTAGTAGCATATTGTCATCAGGGCCAGTAGCCGCATTAGGTTCAATAGCTAACACAGTATCTGGTTTATTTTCTTCTATTACAAGCGCATTTAAAGGACTTGGTGGACAAAAACTACCATTAGCCAATCCATTATTTGCTTATGCAACTTGGGATTATGTATTAGGTATTGCAATTCTTGACAAAGCATCATATAACAGCTCGTCTTATATAACTAGCAACAATTATCAATTAATTTGCAAGTCTGCAAATGCACAACCTAACAACAGAGTTAATACAAAATATGGAAAATTTGACTTTTATATTAACAACGTTGTACTACAAGGTAACGTTGGATTCCAAAACGGCGTTAACAGCAATATTAAAAACATAAGTTTTGATATTATTGAACCTTATAGTATGGGTATGTTTATGCTAGCATGCGAAACCGCGGCATTTGCTAAAGGTTATACAAACTGGAAAGATTGTCCATACTTACTAACAATCGAATTTAGAGGAAATACTGAAACTGGGCAACTAGTTAACATACCTAAAACTACTAGAAAGTTACCATTTAAATTTCAGTTAGTAACTATGAAAGTTACCGAAAAGGGTTCGGTGTATAACTGTTCAGCGTTCATCGCTAACGATCATGCACATGCGGCAGAATATGTACAACATAAATCGGATGTATCTGTTTCAGGAAAAACTGTTCAAGAAGTTTTGCAAACTGGTGAAAAAAGTTTACAAGTAGTTGCTAATGCAAGATTTAAAAAAATGGTTGAAGATAAAGTTGTTCAAGTAGCAGACGAGATTGTAATTATGTTTCCAGCGGACACGGCATCCGGTGGTTCTGCACAAGGTGACCAAACTGAAAATAATACAGGTCCTACACAAAGTTCAAACGCTACTAGTGCAGATTCGGTATCTTCGACATTAGGACTTACAAGAAGTTCTACGAATCAAACACTAGTACAAGCACAAGCATCTTGCAATCAATTAGGTTTATCAAATTTAAATTTTGATGAAACTAAAAAAGGAGATCCAGGCACAAGCAAGGAAAACGTTGTATATGATACAACAACAAATGTTAATACTCGTGCTAAAATGACTACAGATCCTAAAGTTAGTGAATTTAAATTTTCACAGGATAGCGATATAATTAATTCCATCAATCAGGTAATGATGAAAAGCGAATATATTCGCACAGCACTTGACCAGTCAAGTATTACCGCTGATGGATTTAGACCTTGGTGGAGAATTGATACTCAGGTATACCACATTGGCGATACAGAAAAAGCAACAGGTAAAGAACCTAAACTTATAGTTTATAGAGTAATACCATATCTCGCACACGTAGCTAATGTAGCAGTGCCTAACGTACCATCACCAGGTATTGCTCAACTTAAAACTGAAATTGTTAAACAATACAATTATATCTACACTGGAAAAAATGTTGATGTACTAAAGTTTGACATAGAATATTCTGCATCTTTTGCAACAGCAATGGCAGCTAACCCATTAACAGCAACCGCCGACGAACAAAGAAAAACAAGTCAAGGCGGAACAAAAGAACAAAAACCTACTCCATCCATTGCTCCTTTGCCAGACGGCGCTACAAAGGCCGCACCGGGCGGAGTTGATGATGCGTCAACTGCAAAATTTAGTCTTACAACATTAGCAAGCCAACTTAAAGGCGGCGGTGGCCCTGACTCACAACTTACACAAGCGGCCAGATTATTTCATGATGCAATATGCGATGGAACTGACATGATTCAATTAAACATGGAAATTATTGGCGATCCATATTATATCATACAAAGCGGCAGTGGAAATTATACGTCAAGCCAAGCAAGCCTTAATTTGAATACAGACAGTACTATGAATTATCAAAACGGCGAAGTTCATATTCAAGTTAATTTTAGGAGCCCTACTGATATTAATCAGTCAACTGGGTTGTATAATAACATAAGTGCCGCAACAACTCCAGCACCGTTTACCGGAGTATATAAAGTTGTGCAAGTTGAATGTAATTTTAAAGATGGTAAATTTACAAATACATTAACGGGTAATAGATTAAGAGGTCAAGGCACTGGCACTGGCGCCGCATCGACGTTTAGTATTAGTAACGTTAATCTACAACAAACCGCCGATCTTATTAAAAGTGCAGTAGGACAATAACAATGACAGATAAAAGAGTTGACTATGCACCATCGGGAGAATCTAAATCTGAATCAGGCCCGTTTTTAGCAAGAGTTGTAAACAATCTTGATACTACCTACATGGGAATTTTAGAAGTTGAAATTCTAAGACCAGCAGGCGGCAATTCAACAGCAGGCGAACTACTACAGGCAAAGTACATGAGTCCGTTTTATGGAGTCACTAGTACAAAGTATGTTCAAAAAGATCCTGATGATTATAATAATACACAAAAGAGTTATGGTATGTGGATGGTTCCACCGGATGTAGGTGTAACTGTAATGGTAATGTTTGTAAACGGAGATCCTAAACAATGTTATTGGATTGGATGTGTTCCTGATATAAACATGAATTTTATGGTGCCAGGAATAGCCGCTACACAAAACGTAAGTGGAGGAACCGGCGATAGGGCACCGACAGCCGAATATAATAAACAGATAAACGATTCTCCTAGCGACCCAACACAACTTAAAAAACCAGAACACCCATTAAAAAAGATATTTGAAACTCAAGGATTAATTAAAGACGATATTCGCGGTCTTAATACAAGCAGTGCCAGACGTGAATCGCCTAGTATGGTATTTGGTATTTCAACTCCTGGTCCAATCGATAAACAGCCTGGCGCAAAGAAAGGCCCAGTGGGACGTGAAGAATATACCAGCCAACAGTTTGTTAGTAGACTAGGTGGTAGTACATTTGTCATGGATGACGGTGACGATAAGTTTTTAAGGATGACAAAAGCAGGAGATGGTCCTCCAACTTATGCCGCAGTAGAACAAGGAGACACTAGCGGAGATCCAACAATTCCTCACAATGAATTATTTCGAATTCGTACCCGAACCGGTCATCAAATTCTTTTACATAATAGTGAAGATTTAATTTATATTGCGAATAGTCGTGGTACTGCTTGGATAGAATTAACTAGCAATGGAAAAATTGATATCTATGCAAAAGATAGCATTAGCTTACACACAGCAAATGATTTTAATATTACCGCTGATAGAGATATCAATTTCACAGCAACTGGTGATATTAATTTAAATTCTGGAGCAAACATTAATCAACAAACTGCCGCAGATTTTAATGCCAAAATAGGCGGAACAGCTAAAATCAACCCAGGTGGCGATTTTCAAGTGTTAGCCGCAAATACAGCTATAGACGGTGGCAACATTAATCTAAATTCGGGCGTGGCTACTGCCGCAACTCCTACGCCTAAAGCTGGCAGAATTCCACAAACTGAACCTTGGCCTGGGCATGAAAATTTAGATCCTACTAGCGTTACTCCAGATAATACTAAGGCTACTACTAGCCCAACAACACCTACTCCGGCAGCGTTCGGCATGTATACCACAAAAACAGATACCTTTAACAAGGTACAAGGAGGAAGTTAATGGCTTCAATCTACAATAAAATTACATTACCAGCCCGTCCAAACACTAAGATAGCTGGTTCTATGATGTATAGAGGTTTTAGTACTATAAACACTAATACAGAAAACTATGCATTGTATGATTTTGAATTAATAAAGCAAGATTTGTTGAATAATTTTTATGTCCGTCAAGGTGAAAGATTAATGAATCCTACATTTGGATGTATCATTTGGGAGTTGTTGTTTGAACCTTTAACGGAAGAAGTTAAAGATGTTATTTTACAAAATGTTAATAGTATTATTAACCTTGACCCCCGAGTACAAGCTAGTAATGTAGTGATAACCCCGTATGATACTGGGTTACAAATACAATATACATTGAAGTATACCCAGTATAATTTGCAAGAAACAATACAGTTAAACTTTGATCAAAACAACGGTTTATTAATACAAGCATAAAGTACGTAGATAATTTAAACCAATAAATACTGATATTAGGAAATATTATGAGCTCAACAGATAGACAAAATAACCTGTTAGTATCTGAAGATTGGCAGAAAATTTATCAATCATTTAAGAACGCAGACTTTCAAAGCTACGACTTTGACAACTTGCGCCGCACAATGATTGACTACATTCGTGTGAATTTTCCAGAAGATTTTAACGATTATATTGAATCTAGTGAGTATCTTGCGCTTATTGATCTTATAGCATTTGTTGGGCAAAGCATTGCGTTCCGTGTAGATTTAAATGCTAGAGAAAACTTTTTAGAACTAGCTAGTCGCAGAGATAGCGTGTTACGTTTAGCACGTATGATTAGTTATAATGCTAGCAGAAGCGTTGCATCGTCTGGTTTATTAAAATTTAACAGTATTAGTACAACTGAAAATGTATTAGATAGTAATGGTATTAATTTATCTGGACAGTATATTACTTGGAATGATCCTAGTAATGCCAACTGGTATGATCAGTTTATTAAAGTAATTAACGCCGCGTTGCCATCAACTCAACAGTTCGGTAATCCAGCCGATTCTGCATCTATATACAACATTCCAACAGCACAGTATAGATTTAATCAAAATAGTACAGATATTCCTGTGTTTAGTTTTACTAAAACAGTAAATGGACGTGTGATGACATTTGAAATCACTAGTACTACATTTGCAAACCAAACTTACATTTATGAAGAACCGCCAAAAGTGGGCAACAAACTAGCATGTGTATACTCCGATGATGGGTATGGCGCTGGAAGTCCTAATACTGGATTCTTTTTTAGATTTACCGAAGGTACTTTAAATCAAAGTACATTTAATGTTTCTCAACCTAGTAGTAATCAAACTATTGATATTAATACACAGAACATTAATAATACTGATGTATGGCTATATTCATTAAATCAAAGCACTGGTTTAGAAGATACATTATGGACACAAGTTCCAGCGTTAACTGGTAATAACATAATTTATAACAGTTTAAATAACAACATTAAAACTATTTACAATGTAATTACTCGAGCAGGCGATGCAGTTAGCTTAGGTTTTGCTGACGGTACATTTGGAAAATTGCCACTTGGCAATTTTAGAGTTTACTACAGAACAAGTAATAATCTAGCATACACGATAAACCCATCAGACATTTTAAATGTAACAATTAGTATTCCGTATACTTCGTTATCAAATCAAATTGAAACATTAACAATTAGTTTAAAATTGCCATCGACTGTATCTAATTCAGTTGTTTCAGAAAGTAATGCTAGCGTTCAACAAAATGCACCACAGACATACTATACACAAAATCGTATGATTACTGGTGAAGATTATAATATTAGTCCTCTTTCTATAACACAACAAGTAGCTAAAGTAAAAGCTATTAATAGAACTAGTAGCGGTATTAGTCGATATTTTGATTTAACAGACCCAACAGGAAAATATAGTTCTACAAATTTATTTGCCGACGACGGTATAATATATCAAGAACCGTATGTATCTACAACTAGTTTTTCTTATGTTACTAAGACAGATATTGAAGGTATAATTTATAATACAATTTTTGAAATTTTAAATGATCCAGCATTGCGTAATTTTTATTATGCAAATTTTGTTAATACATTATCAGAAAGTCTTAAAATTTCTTGGAAAAATGTCACATCTGATAGCAATAGTTCTACAGGATATGTTGCTGATATTACAGACAGCAAGCCTCTTAAACTAGGTTCTTATACCAGTACAGATTTAATTTATTTTACAGCCGGCGCACTAGTTAAATTTACAGCACCTAAAATTAACGGAGTGCAAAATTATTTTGATACTAATAATCAAAATGCACTAACGACTGTGCCAACTATTAATGGAATACAACAACCTGTACCTAAAGGTGTAGTAAGCTACTTGTGGGCACAAGTAGTGTCAGTAAACGGCGACGGTACTGCTTCGGGTGTAGGAACACTTGCAACAGGCTTTGGCCCAGTTACAATGAATCAAGTAATTCCAAGCGGTGCAGTAATTAATCAAGTAATTCCGCAGTTATCGTTGACTATCCAAAGTTCAGTTATAACTACAATGATCGATTTGATTTTTAATAATAATCCATTTGGCCTACGTTATGATGCTCCTACACAGTCGTGGCAAATTGTTTTTGAAACTAATTTAAATACTACAGATGCTTTTAGTTTAGGAAATCAAGGAGACTTGACTAATACACAGCAAGATTCAAGCTGGTTATTATTATTCACTACAAACAATGTAACTTATACTGTAAGTACACGATTAGTTCGTTATGTTTTTGAAAGTAATCAAGAAGTTACTTTTTACTTTGACAATACACAAAAAGTTTATGACAGCGTATCAAGCAACATAGTTTTAGACTCATTGAATGTACTAAGTATTAACAGCATGCCTGATAGTACAACATCATTTACAACTGACATCAAATGGCAAATTGTGTCGGAATATACTGGCTTGGACGGATATACCGATCCTACTAAAATTATAATAACTTTTGCTAGTAGCGAAAATAATGGAATTGTTGATAATCCACAACAGTTTACAGATATTGTGGCACCATTAACAAATCCTTTAAAAAAATATATTGTTCAACAAAAATATTTAATAAGTGCTGGACAAGAAGATTATGCTTACGTAGATAATTCTAACGGACTAGTTGTTATTCTTCCTACAAAAACTTCAGCATATCCGTTAAATCAATGGCAAGACGGCCAGTATTTTTATTTTGCAGACACACAAGTTGTAACGAAATATTCTGCTTCTAACAGTACTTTATCGCCAACGCTAGATTGTCGAGTTTTTGTTGGCCGAGATAAATTGAAATTCCAATATACTCATAGCGCAGACTATGATTCAAGAATTGATCCTGGTGCAAGTAACATCATGGATGTGTATATTTTAACGGTTGATTATGATACACGATTTAGACAATGGCTAGCCGGCGCAAGTGTTACAGAACCATTACCACCGAGCAGTTCAGAATTAAACAGTTTATTAAGTACAGAATTAAATCTAATCAAAGCTATGTCGGATGAAATTGTTTATCATCCAGTTAGTTATTTGTTATTGTTTGGTTCTCAAGCAGATTTAAATTTACAAGCAACTTTTAATGTTGTACAAAATCCTGCAAGTACGGCAAGTACTAACGATATTATTTCAAGAGTTATAACATCGATTAATCAATTTTTTGCATTAGAAAATTGGAATTTTGGAGATACATTTTATTTCTCTGAATTAGCAACATACATAATCACACAATTAAGTCCAGACGTTAGCAATTTTGTAATTGTTCCAGTCCAAGGTAATTTATATTTTGGTAGCTTGTTTGAAATACATTGCCCTAGTAATCAGATACTAATAAGCTGTGCTACGGCAGCCAACATAAATGTGGTGTCAGGATTGACAGCTGATAACTTAAGAACTGTAACAGGCACTGGATTGAATTCCATTGTAACAACTCAAAACATTACTAGCGCAACTTTCGGAGTAACTAATGGCAGCTAACACTACAAACCCAAATGGCAACACCGGGCTTAGTATAAATTTTCTTCCTAATTTTTATCAAACACCTGCTAACAAGAAATTTTTGCAAGCAACGCTTGATCAATTATACCAACCAGGTTCTGTATCAAAGGTTAATGGATATGTAGGAAAACAAAATGCCAAGGCTGCCACAGGAGCAGATGTTTATGTTACTGCGGCCGACGAAACTCGCCAGAACTATCAGTTAGATCCTTGTATAACAATCAAAGACAGCATTGGTAATACAACATTTTTTAAAGATTATATTGATTATATTAATCAAATATCTGTCTTTGGTGGCAACACTAAAAATCATGCTAGATTAAACAAACAAGAATTTTATTCTTGGGATCCCCATATGGACTGGGATAAATTTGTTAATTTTCAGAACTATTATTGGTTGCCTTACGGTCCTGAAACAATTAGAATTTACGGACAAGAAGCCGCAATTACTAGTACATATACTGTAACAGTTGAATCTGAATTAAGTAACAACGAGTTTTTGTTTACTCCTAACGGCTTTACAAGAAACCCAGTATTAACTTTGTACAGAGGTCATACATACATATTTGAAATTAACAGTACAGGCAATCCGTTTAGTATTAAAACATCCCGTAGTACTGGTACAGCCGACCGTTATGAAATTAGTGGTATTGACAATTACGGTGTTGAGCAAGGATCTATAACATTTACAGTTCCATTAGATGCGCCAACATTATTATATTATCAAAGTGAAACTGATCTGCAACTTGGTGGTGCATTTGAAATTTTAGATATAACTGCTGATACATTTATTAATGTTACCAACGAATTATTAGGTAAAAAAACTTATAAACTTTCTAACGGTACTGCGTTAAGCAACGGGATGAAATTATCTTTTGGAGGTAATG